GGTTGAAGTCGAACGGGTCGCTGTCGGTGGGCCGGGGCGCGGTTCGGGTGGTCATGCGCGGTTCTCGCTCTCGGGTGCCTGGGGCTTGAGGATCTGGATGTTGAGCGCGGGCAGCGTCAGAGAGACGAGGCCGGCGCCGTCGGGCTGGAGGGTTACCTGCATACGCTCGGCTTGGACGACCCAGGGGAACGGCCTGCCGTCCACCTGGATGTCTCCGCCGGGCTGGATGACGATGCTCTGCGCGATCGGCACGTCCGCCTGCGCGGCAGGGCGTCGGCGTTCAGTCACCAGCGAGGCGACGACCTTGCCGCGCATCCTGTTCGGCAGAGTGTCGCCCTCCTTGACCAGGCCGAGCCGGACGGCTTGCGCGTGGATCTCGTCGTCGGTGAAGGACAGGGCCATGCGCGGTTCTCCTGCGTGCGCGGTTGGGGGTTGAGCCGGGGCGCGGTGAACCGCGCAGAACGCCGCGCCCCGGCAGTCTCAGGACCCGTCGGTGTACTGACGGTTGAACAGCACCAGGCCCGACGTCGGGAAGATCGTCGCGACCAGCGGGTACGAGGTCAGGTCGGTCTCGTTCTCGGTGATGTCGCCGTCGACGTCGACCTCCGCGTACTGGGCGGTGATCAGCCTCTTGATGACGTCGCCCTCGCGGGTCTCGAAGGCCAGTTTGATGCGCTCCGGCCGCGGCACGATGATCTGGCTGTCCGTGCTGCCGGGCCAGATCAGCGACCTCGTGGTGGCGTTGTCCTCCAGCACGGTGAAGCTCTTGGTGAGTTTGAAGTGGGCGCGGGAGGTGCGCACCAGGATGCCGCCCCACGCGTACTTGTCGTCCTTGTCCTCGTCGCGGGACTCGGTGAAACCCTCGTCGCCGTTGAGGAGACCGACCAGACCCCACTCCACGCCGAAGGGGTCGTCGATCGTCGCGGGGTCAGTGGCAGAGAGCGGAGCGACGTACACGTCGGCGTCGGTCCACAGTGAAGCGTTCGTCGGGTCGCCGGCCACGGCAGACCTCCTCGTGTGTGCTGGATGGAAGGGAGCGCGGTTCGGCGAGTGGGTGTCAGGCCAGGACGGTCGGGCGGCTGTTGGCGATCACCGTGAACGTCGACAGGTCGACCCCGGATGCGGGGTCGGTCGCCGGGATTGGTCCGGTCGCCGGTTGGACGGAGCGCAGCAGCGTGCCGTCGTGGACGATCAGGAGGCCCTGGCAGAGCTGAGCCAGGTCGTGGGCCTGGTCCGGATCCTGGTGCCAGATGGTGACCCGCAGCGTGCAGCGGGCGTTGGCCATGGAGCCGTGCGAGAAGGCGGCGTCGAGGCGCACCATCACGTAGGGCAGGTGCGGGGTTTCTGGCGAGCGGTCGCCCGGCACCCGGGTGCCGACTTTTGCGTCGTCCGCGTAGGGCTCGCTACGGCCGGCGAGCGCGTTGCGGAGGATCGTTGCCCCGTTGGACTGCGCGTCGGGAAAGACGGACAGCGGTTTCACGATCCGCCCCTCCACTCCCTGACCTCGAGCCCGGCGAAGCCGGCCGCCCGGGTAAGGATGCCGTCCCGGGCCTGCCACGCCATCGCCTGCACATCGGCCACCACCACGGTGGCCGCCCCGCGGTCGGTGGTGTACTTGCGGAGTTCGATCTGCGTTCCGTCGGGGACGAGCACCTTGACGTTGTCGACGACCTCCTGGGCCTTGCCGTCGATGAGGTCCCGCACTTCGGGGCCGCGGAGGATTTCCCGCACCCCGGCGGAGTCCAGCCGGAAGTCGATCAGCATGCCCGCCTCCTATCCGGTGGCGCGCTTCATCTCGAATTCGATGTGGTGCACGCTGTCGGTGAAGAGCTCCGGCCAGCGGGCAACTTCGCCGTCCACCTCAAGCGTCATGCCGTCCCACTCGATGCGGTCGTCGTAACGGATGTCCGGGTTGGTACCCTCGGCCGACTGCACGTGCCAGCCGGTCACGGCCTGGTTGCGCTGTTCGTCGAGGGTCTCGCGCTGGATGCTGGGCTGGATGTTGACCTGCTGCACCGTCAGCCGAGAGACGGCGCCGGACGACCAGTCCTTGACCGTGTTGCCGCCCCGGTCGGTCTTCTCGCCCGCCCGGATCCGCACGAGGGACTGGTTGAACATCACGGCTGGTCACCCGCGTTCAGCTGGTGGCGCTCCACGGCTGTCGTCCACTGGGCGGTGACGCCGATGGCCGCCTGCGTGCCGAAGGTGACCGACTGGCCGCCGACCTGCCGGGTCTGAACCCCGGGAAGGACGGTGTACATGGCTCGCGCCTGATCGATGACCACCTCGGAGATGTCCTCCGGGATGACCTGGTGGCCGTGGCTGTAGGTGACCTCGATGCAGCGCAGCCTGTCCGGCCAGCAGCCGCCCGAGCGTCGCAGGAACCCGTCGGACGACCACGTGAAGTCGTCGCCCTCGACGAGCGCCACACCGTCCAGCATCACCGACGTCACCTCGGCGACCGGGGCCGCGAGCAGGACAACCGACTCGCGCCCGTTCCCGTCGAGCGTGACCACATCGCCGGCCACGAAGGTGACCGGATGCCGGACCGCGCCGCGGAACCGGCTGGAAGCGGCGCCCAGCGCCTGGAGCAGCTTCGCGTCGCTGGCGGGAACACCCAGCCAGACGGCCAGGTCCGCCGGGTCGGCCAGGTAGTCAGTCGTCGCCACCGCCCGCACCGCCCTTGTCTGCCGCGGTACGGCTCTTGTTGCGAGTCGTTCGTGCCTTGGCCGGAGTCTCCGTCTCGGTCGGCTGCGCCGGCTGGTCCGGGGTCTCGGTCTCCGTAACGGCCTGGGGGGCGTCGAGGGCGCCGAGCCTGCGGGCGTCGTCCTCGTTGAGCTTCATGGTGGTCTTCACGCCGGACGGCGTGGTGACCTCGTACTTCTTCAGCGGTCCGCCCACGGCGGCCACCTCCATTCGTTGATCGACGGGAGTGGTGTCCGGGGCCGGCCCGCAGGCGGCGTGAGCGGCGCCGCACAGCGGACACCGGCCCCGGACGGTCCGTGAACTGACCAGCGTCACGGCGCGAGCTGTCCGGACGTCCGCATCGCGGCGAGCAGTGCGTTCACCTTGGTGCGCAGAGCCAGGTAGTCGGCGCGGAGCGCGTCGTACTCGGCCTTCGTGGGGTTGGCACCGGCTGCGACGACGGACGTTGCCGCAGCCGCGTCGGCGACCGCCGCCGTCTGCTTGCCGGCCCGCGCGGCGCCCGCGGTGGGCTTCAGGTAAGCCATGGGGTGCCCTCCGATCAGGCGGTTAGGTCGATCTCGACGAACGCGTTGGGCTGGATGACGCCGAACGCGGCGCGCATCTCGGCGAGGATCGCGACCATGTTGCGGATGAAGAAGTTCGCGTGGCTGTCCGAGATGGTGATGGACGCCTGCTCGCGGTCCCACAGCACGGCCTTCCTGAAGTCGCCGACGTAGCCGGTGCCCGCCGGGACGGCCTCGGTCTCGATGACCGGCAGCCCCCACAGGGTGCCCGCGGTGCCCAGACCCTGCGGGCCGCCGAAGTAGAACCTCGCCTCGTTGTCCTGGAGAAGGTCGATCGTCTCCAGGTCGGACGGGTTGAGCAGGTAGGCGTTCGGTGTGGAGCGGCCGACGAGCCTCACCTTGGTGCGGGCCTTGCGCGTCGTCGTCAGCGCGTCGGTGTCCCAGGCCTGCGCCTGCACGCCGGACACGTTGGACAGGCCCTCGAGGTTCTCGCCGGTGCCGTCGCCGGCCACCATCTGGTCCTCGAGCTCCTCCTCCAGGCCGTAGCGGAGGAAGGCGTCGATGATGCTACGGACCTGGGCGGCGTCGGACAGGGCCCGCTTGGTGAGCGGGATCCAGTGCGCGATCGTCCGGACCGGCGTGGTGACCTTCGCCCACGCCAGCGCCGACTCGGGCTTCACGCCGTTCGCCGCGTTCATCGAGCCGGGGTCCGCGGTCGCCGCCGACTCCGCGACCGGGGCCGCGTTGTTCGTCTGCGACGTCATGCGCACGTACTCGATGGTGTCCGACGTGGTGGTCAGGTTCGTGACCACGTCCCGGATCCGCAGCGGGCGCTGGAACGCCAGCTGGCCGACCTGGAGACCCATCATCTGGTTGGTGACGAACGCGCCGCCGGAGGTGTCACTGCCGCCGGTGACGAGCGCCTTGTAGCCGACCGGCCGGGACTGCACCCGGTGGTCCTTGCCGAACACGCCGTTCGGTGCGGACTGCATCAGCGACTGGTACTCGCCCGACTTGACGAACGTCTCACCGAGGGACGCCTTGGCGTCGGGGATGACCAGCCCAGACGGGGTACGGCGCTCGCCCGACTTCTCGTCGAGCTCGACGCCCTCGCCGAGGTCGGCCAGCGCCTGCCGCATCGTGGCGGAGGCCTTGGCCTTCTCCAGGCCGTCCTTGGCCTCGCCCGCCTTCTTCATGTGCTCGGTGACCTGCGTGCGCTCCTCGTCTGAGAAGTCGCGGCCCTCGTCGTCCGCCTTCGCGGCGATCGTCTGGGCCTGGAGCAGGTGGTGCTTGAGCTGTTCCTTCAGCTCTTCGATCTTGTTCACGGCTCTCCTCAGTCCGTAAGCGAGGAGACCTCGGCCGCCAGCGCGGCGAGATCTGATTGCAGACGGAGCGAGGCGGGGCTCGGACCGGCCGGAGCTTCCTTGGCCGCAGGCTGCTGCGGCGAGGGCGTCTCGGGCGGGACAGGCGTGGCCTTCTCTTCGTCATCGGTGCTGGAAGACAGGGAGTCCAGCAGCTCCTTGGCGAGGCGTGCGATCTCTGCGACGCGTTCCTCGTTCTTCGCCGACAGCGTCCTGCCGGCCTTCGCCGCCATCGCCCCGGACAGGGCATGGCGAAGCTCTTCGGTCTGTGCGGCGGAGGCGCCTTCGACCGCGATGCGCATGGTGGCGCCGTCGGCGGACTTCACGTCCAGCAGCTCCGTCGACTGGTTCGCGCCGATCAGGGTGGGGCCGACCTCGTAGAGCTTGAGCTTGCGCAGCTCGTAGTAGCCCTCGCCGTCCTTCTGGTCGACCCACGCGCCCTCCTCGACGTCATAGGCGAAGGAGAACTGGGTGACCCGGCGGCCTTTGAGGAGCTTGTACACCTGGGCTGCCTTGGTGCCCGGCTCGGTGTCGATGCGGGCCTTCACCCACAGGCCCTCCGGGCGCTCCTCCGCCTCGAGGACTTCGCCGATGTGGTACTCGGGGTCGTGGGACATGTGCGACCACAGCACCGGAATCGGGTCGCCCGACTTCTGCCAGGCGGCGATCGTGTCGGCGAACGCCCCCGGTGTGATCTTGTCTCCGACCGAGTCCAGGTTGTACGCGGCCACGATCGCCTCGAACGTGCCCTCGTCGGTTCCCTCGTGCTCACCCGCCGCTTTGATGCGCACGGGGCAGCTCTTGATTCGCATGATCACTCCTGTGCGTATTCCAAGCGGCAGTTGCAGTTCGCGGTTTCCTTCGCCTCGCCCTTGCCGTCACCCGGCCAGCGCAATCCGTTGGAGAACACGTCATCCAGCGAGACCCGCTCGCCGTCCTGCGCCCTATGGGACGGCCGCGGGTTCTTCCCGCCCGTCCGCCAGATCTTCTTCGTGACGCCGGACGCGCCCGCGGCATCGTGAGAGCCGAACCCGCGCGCCTCCGCGCCCGCTGTCGCGGCGCGCATGACGGAAGCCGTCACCCAGACAGCCGCAGCGTTCCGGAGAGAGTCCTGCCAGTTGTCGGCAGGCCCCTCCTGCACGACAGCCACCTGGTCGCGGCCGGCCTGCTCATGCTGGGAAGCGTGCGTCTCCGCCGCGGCCAGAAGCCACGGCAGCATGACCTCCGGATCCCAGCCCGACGCCTCCGGATTGAAGTCGTCCAGCACGCCCCACGCGCCGAGCTGGGCAATGCGGTAGCCGTGCTCGGCCATCAGGGACTGCAACTCTGCGAGCCGGTCCTCGGAGCCGCCGTCCCACCACGCCAGAAGGTCCGGCGGGCCATCCGCCTTCGCGCCGGCCCGGGACAGCAGCCGGTCGGCCTGGCGCTGCGTCCATTTCGACAGCGCCTCCGCGAAAGCGTCACGCTCCTGCTCGAAGTTCCCGAGCTCGGGCCTGTCGGGTCCGGCCGCCTTCACCAGCATCAGGCGGCCCCGCGCTTTTGGGAGCGCCGCCGCCTCCGGCGCCGAGTCCGTCGGCGATGCCTGATCACCGACCAGCACGTTCAGCGGGGTGATCAGCTCATCCCCACCGTCGAGCGCCGGGAGGTTCATGCGCGCGCGGGCCTCGTTGCGCAGCAGCCACGGAGCGCCGACCGCCGTCTGCAACTGGGCGGCCTGCTCCTCGAAGGACCCGCGCAGCTTCTCCTGGAGGTTGAACTCGACGTAGACGTCGTCCGAGTCCGGCAGGTCCGGGATCAGTTGGAGACCGATCTCCTCCTGGATCATCGTCAGCCACGGACCGAGAGTGTCCTGGTAGAGCTGCTGGTGCTGTTCCTTGATGTTGGAGAAGGTCGCATGGTCGAGGATTCCGACCATCGGCAGCGGAATGTGGTAGGCCGCCGCGACCTCCTCGCGGGTCAGCTTGCGGGCCTCAATGTACTGAGCCTTCGCCGGGTCGATCGCCAGCTGCTCGTACTCCATGCCGTCCTCGAGGATCGGCGTGCCCTGGCCGCTCTGCGTGTAGC